GATGATCGAGTACTGTATTGCTGACGTTGAACTTACTGAACAGGTTCACAAGTGGTTAGAGTTACAGCTAGACAAGGAAGGATTCTCTCAGCAGTCAATTAATCTGGAGCATCGAGTAGGCTGGCTTGTTACTGAGCAGGAACGCAACGGCTTCAAGCTTGACTGCGACAACGCAGAACAGTTGATGATGGACTTGATGTTTGAGATGAACAACATTGAAGCAAGCCTTCAAGACATCTTCCCGCCTATCGTTGAAGAGCGCTGGTCAGAGAAGACGGGTAAGCAGCTGAAAGACAAAGTTACTGTGTTCAATCCCGGCTCACGTAAGCAGATAGCAGAGCGACTGCAAGGTCTTGGTGTCAAGTTCGACAAGAAGACTGAGAAGGGAAACATCATCGTTGATGAGAAGGTACTCGAAGGTATCGACAGACCAGAAGCCAAAGCTGTTGCACGTTACATGATGCTACAAAAACGTGTAGCACAGATCGATTCATGGTTGAAATCTGTCAAGGATGATGGTAGAGTACACGGTAGAGTGATTACCAACGGAGCTGTGACAGGACGCATGACACACCAATCACCTAACATGGCTCAGGTTCCTGCAGTATCTGCACCGTTCGGTCCTGAGTGCAGACGATGCTGGACTGTTGAAGACGGTAACGTACTTGTTGGTATTGATGCCAGCGGTTTAGAGCTACGTATGTTGGCTCATTACATGGACGACGATGGCTACACAAATGAAATACTCAATGGCGATATTCATGCAGCTAATCAACGGGCTGCACAACTACCGACAAGGCCTCTTGCGAAAACATTCATATATGCGTTTCTGTATGGGGCCGGAGATGCTAAAATCGGAGCTATCGTTGGAGGAAATAGCGGCACTGGAAGAAGGCTTAAAGAGAGATTTCTACAAAACACGCCTGCTCTTGAAGAACTTAGAGGAAGAATTGACAGACAGGCTCAGTCGGGCGTACTTGATGGCCTCGATGGACGAAAACTCAGAGTCAGATCCCAACACGCCGCATTGAATACCCTTTTGCAGGGCGCAGGGGCTTGTGTTATGAAGCAGGCACTGGTACACTTAGCAGATAAACTTCGCAACATCCCACACAAATTTGTAGCCAACGTACATGACGAGTGGCAGATAGAAACACCAGCGCACTACGCAGATACAGTCGGACGTATCGGTGTGCGCTCAATCAGAATCGCCGGAGAGACGCTTGGCCTACGGTGTCCATTAGACGGCGAGTATAGAGTAGGCAACAATTGGGCAGAGACACATTAAGGAGAATCTTATGTCTGCGAACAAACTACCACCCATCACTGTACGCGGTACCGTCTACTGGTGTGAGCGTAACAAGCTCAACAAGTACAGTAACAAGTATCAAGTGCAGCTTGGTAACCTCAGCGAGAAAGCTGTTGAGGCCCTTGAAGATATGGGTATTGCACCTAGCAACAAAGGTGATGAGCGTAACTTCTTCATTACCATGAAGTCTAACAACCCTATGCGGTTGACAGATGAGAATGGTGTGGAGATACCTGAAGATGTTCTCATCGCTAACGGATCACAAGCAGTGGCAGTGGTAGGCTACTATGACTGGTCTGTTGGTACAGGTCGTTCACCATCGATGATCAAGATGAAGGTTACGGAGTTAATCGAGTACACCGATAACGCTGTCTCTGAAGCGGAAGCATTGTGATCCTTGTTGATGGTGACATCGTAGCTTATCGTTGTGCATTTAAGTGCGACGATGAGTCAGTTAAGACTGCCTGTTATACTACGGGCAGTTTCTTATCTGATCTGATTAGTGATCTATACACACAGATAGATGACGAGCCAGAGTACCGTGTTTACCTGACAGGTAAGGGTAACTTCCGTAATGATGTGGCTGTGACCGCGCCTTACAAGGGTAACCGTAAGGACAAAGAAAAGCCTGTACACTTGGAAGCCATACGTCAGTATCTGATAGATGATTGGAATGCTGTTGTGTCAGAAGATGAGGAAGCTGATGACTTGATTGCTATCGACGCTACCTCTACTCCTGACAGCATTATCGTCAGCCTTGACAAGGACTTCAAGCAAGTACCGTGTAGACACTACAACTTCAACAAACGTGAACTGTCTTCTGTTAACGAAGAGGAAGGATTACTGTTCTTCTACCGTCAAATTATCATGGGCGACAAAGCTGATAACATTGTCGGTGTGTATGGTATTGGTGATAAGAAGTCTCAGAAGCTCCTTGAAGGACTGACAGAGATAGAGATGTTCAACAAGTGTGTTGAGTTACTAGAGTCTGAAGAGCGTGTCATCGAGAACGCTAGGCTGCTCTGGCTACGTCGTGAACCTAACCAACTATGGGAAAAACCAAGTGAAGAGAACGAGACGCAACTTACCTAAAGGTTTTGACAGCTGGTTTGAATATGACCTGCATCAAAAGCTTAAGCGTTGTGAATATCACTCTTGCGGGATAACATATACTCAGGTTAGAATGTATGAGCCTGACTTTGTTTACCGTAACGGTGATCATACTGTTTACATTGAAGCTAAAGGGAGGTTCCGTGACAGAGCAGAAGCGAAGAAGTATGTTGATATTAGCCGATGCCTTGGCGAGAAGGAGACGCTGGTCTTCATCTTCCAAAACCCAAGAACAGTCATGCCCGGAGCAAGACGTAGAAGTGACGGGACAAAGTACACCATGCAAGAATGGGCAGACAAACAGGGATTCACGTGGTACACACCAGAAACCTGTCCTGTCGGATGGAGTAAAAAGCAATGACTAGACACTTAGTAATACCTGACACACAAGTCAAACCTGACATGCCTGTTGACCACCTGTACTGGGCTGGTCGTTATGCAGCAGCAACTAAACCTGACGTTATCATTCATCTGGGGGATCACTGGGACATGCCAAGTCTCAGTAGCTATGACGTTGGGAAGAAGTCATTCGAGGGTAGACGTTACGTCAACGACATCGAAGCTGGTAAGCATGCTATGTGGGCATTTTTAAAGCCTATCTATGAAGAGCAACGCAGACTGCGGCGTAACAAGCACAAGACTTGGAAGCCTCGTATGGTGTTCTTGTTAGGTAACCACGAACAGCGCATTGAACGTGCCATCGAAACAGATGCAAAGCTTGAGGGACTGATGAGCTATAATGACTTTGAGTTAGAGAAGTCTGGCTGGGAAGTTGTACCGTTCCTTGAGCCAATCATCATTGATGGTATCGCTTACTGTCACTACTTTACTAGTGGCGTCATGGGTAGGCCAGTAACGTGTGCAAAGTTGATGTTGCAAAAGAAGTTCATGTCATGCATTATGGGACACGTGCAAGACAGAGACATAGCTTATGCACGTAAAGCAGACGGTACTAACATCACTGGTTTGTTTGCTGGTATCTATTACAACCATGATGAGGACTACTTAAACCCTCAAACAAACGGTAGCTGGTCTGGGATATGGATGCTCAACGAAGTAGACGACGGTTCCTTTGATGAGTTACCGATCAGCATGAACTATTTAAGGAGAAAGTACGGATGAGTATTGACAACGCAACTCCAGAAGATTGGGATACAGTAAGAGCATTGAACAATCTTTCTATCAGGAAGGCAAAGAAGGTAGACCCAGTGGAGCAACCTGATCATTACAACAAAGGTGCTATTGAGGCTATCGAAGCTATTAAGGCTTCCATGCCAGCCAATGAGTTCAACGGCTATCTGAAGGGTAATGCATTGAAGTACTTGTGGCGTTACGACTACAAGGGCAAACCTGTCGAAGACTTACGTAAGTGTCGATGGTATATTGACAGACTTATTAAGGAGTTAAATCAGTGAAACGACTGCTTCTGTTACTTCTAATTCCGGGTTGTGTTATTGAACCTGACTCAAGAATTTGTGCTGAATATGGTTCATACAATGTTGTAAAAGAAAGATGTATACCCATGTACGGTTCTTTGATTTGTGTAGAAGAGGAAGTAACAGAGGTGTTTTGTAAAAGATATTTTGAAGAGGAAAATTAATGGACGCATATCAACAATACATTCACAAGTCCCGTTACGCACGTTACCTACCAGACGAGCAACGGCGTGAGACTTGGGAAGAAACAATCGACAGGTACCTAAACTTCTGGGTTGAGAAGGGTAAGCTTACTCTTGAAGAAGCCAATGGTATCTTTTCAGACATTCATAGCTTGGATGTTATGCCTAGTATGAGAGCGCTGATGACAGCAGGTGAGGCTCTAGACCGTGATAATGTTGCTGGCTTCAACTGTAGTTACATGCCTATCGATCACCCCAAAGCGTTTGACGAGATGATGTATGTCCTGATGTGCGGTACAGGCGTAGGCTTCAGTGTTGAACGTCAATACGTATCTAAACTACCAGAAGTTGCGGAGGAATTTCATGACACCGATACCGTTATACACGTCGCCGATTCTAAAATTGGCTGGGCTAAAGCATACAGAGAGCTTATTAGCTTGCTCTATTCGGGTCAGCTTCCAAAGTGGGACGTATCTGGAGTACGATCTGCAGGCGCAGCCCTTAAGACCTTCGGCGGTAGAGCATCTGGTCCAGAACCTCTTGTCGATCTGTTTAACTTCACCGTTGACGTCTTTCGGGAAGCTCATGGACGTAAACTCTCCTCAATCGAATGTCACGATCTCTGCTGTAAGATTGCACAGATCGTCGTTGTCGGGGGAGTTCGCAGAAGTGCTCTCATCAGTTTGTCTAACCTCACTGACGATAGACTCCGAAGATGCAAGTCAGGCCAATGGTGGCAAGACAATCCTCAGCGTGGCCTAGCCAACAACAGTGCATGTTACACAGAGAAGCCAGACTTTGAGGCATTCCTAAATGAGTGGAAAAGTTTATACGAGTCCCGATCAGGAGAGCGAGGTATGTTCTCTAGAGTCGCAAGTCAAAAGCAAGCTGCAAAGAACGACCGACGAGATGCTACCTATGATTTTGGAACTAATCCATGTAGCGAGATCATCCTACGACCTTACCAATTCTGCAATCTATCGGAAGTTGTTGTCAGGGCAACAGATACGCTCTCAGACCTCAAACGAAAAGTACGTGTTGCGACTATCCTTGGAACTTTACAGGCTACCTTGACTGACTTCCGTTACCTACGTAAGGTGTGGAAGAACAACACTGAGGAAGAAGCACTGCTTGGTGTATCACTAACAGGCATCATGGATCATCCGACGTTGTCGGGAAGGAGAGATAAAGGTGTCCTCAAAACATGGCTTACTGAGTTACGTGAAGAGGCTATCGGAACGAATAAATCATGGGCTGACCGACTGTCTATTAATACTTCTACTGCTATTACCGCCGTTAAGCCTAGCGGTACTGTGTCTCAACTGGTTGATTCTGCTAGCGGTATACATCCACGATACGCACAACAGTACATCAGACGAGTACGAGCAGATGCAAGAGACCCGCTGTGTACAGTCCTTGAGGCCGCAGGAATCCCTGTAGAGGACGATGTAATGTCACCCAGTACCAAGGTATTCAGCTTCCCTATAAAGTCCCCTGACGGGGCTGTGGTGGCCTCTGAGATGGGTGCTATGGAACAGTTAGAACTGTGGGAGATATATCAAGACTATTGGTGTGAACACAAACCGTCAATGACCTGTTACTACAGGGACGATGAGTTTCTTGAGGTAGGTCAGTGGTTGTACAACAAGTTCGATAAGATCAGTGGCGTGTCGTTCTTGCCGTACAGTGAACACACATACCAGCAAGCACCTTATGAGCCTATTGATGAGGAAACTTATGAGACGTTAAAGGCAGAGTTCCCAGAGACTATTGATTGGAACATCTCTGAGAACTCTGACAATACTGAAGGGTCACAGACGTTAGCCTGTACTGGTAACAACTGCGAGATCTAGTCTGTAAACAAACGGCCCCTGCCAAGCTCTTCTTGAATGGCGGGGGTCATTCTCACAATCCTATCAATCGTTGCAACACCGGGCGTGTAGGTCTGCGTTGCTCTAAGCAGTGGGTCTACATCGCCCTCTGTTAGTAGCTTGCCTACACCTGTAGATAGTTTAGCAGCTGCCGACAAAGGAGCAGGAGTAACGCTAAGAGGATCACCACCGTATTCTTGAGCGCGTATGTTAATAACACCACTGCTTATGTTAGAAGCAAGCTGATTAAAGGATGCGCTAGCTACGCCTTCAGGAGTAAAAACATCTTCAATATACTTATCATTAGTAAAGTCAAGAGTCTTACGAGCATCGTCCCAGATACCAGCAACAACACCAAACAAAGCAGTATACTTAGCACTGTTAAGCATTGCCGCCTTTGCTGCTTGTACGCCTTCTTTAGTGTTTAATCCTTTGTCACCTACTTTAAGAATATTTAAACCAACTTCTGTACGTAGGTTGTCTC